ATTGGGAGGTATGGAATTTGCTCAAGCACTTTCTTCGACTCTTCTCGGAAGTAATATGGATTGGTTTGTTGACCAGATAGCACTTTGGAAACTTTATAATCATTTTAATGATGTCAAAAGAGACTTGAAAATTATGGATTTGGGAGATGATATGTTTATGGATTGGGAGTTTGTAGATAATTCTGTAATATGGACAGGCAAGGGCCCTCGTAAATATGAAAATACTATATATCTGAATAAGAAAAAAGAACTGACAAATCTCTTAGACCAGACGAGTATATTTTAATGAATGTTCTCATATTAAAACCACGACTTGATGTTATGTTTAAGAAAGGCCCTGTACCGACACAAAGAGGTGATATACCTCCGATAAGGGTTCATTGGAAAAACTTTGTTGAAGAAAGAGTTTCCTATCATAAATTTCAAAAAGACAATGTAAAGGTTGTTGAACTTCCTCTCTGGCAAATGACTCCAAAACTTGTAGAGGATTTTAATGCCGACCTTACCTATATTCCTCATAAAGAAATGCAGAACTTTAATCTTGGGCCTTATACTCGAGCCAAGTTTTATATGCAAACTGTTTTTCCATGGCTCTTTTCAATTGATGAAAAAGGTTGGGGTGGTGGAAAAATGCATCAGGTTACATATGATGGAAAAGATGCTGAGACAGATATCTATGAAGAATATAAAAGAGACTATGTAGAAAAAAATGTCAGTAAGTTCGATCAACCAAAGATAAAAGAAAAACTTGATATTCCTGCAAACTATGTATTTTTCCCTTGTCAGTTACCGCATGATGAAACAATTAAATATCATAGTAAATATAGTGTAGAACAATGTCTTGAAGAAACTATTAAGTTTGCTACACATTGGGGATTACCAATTGTTATTAAAGGGCATCCTGTAAATCCTGCTTCAATGAAACCTTTAAAAGATATTGTTACAAAGTATCAAGTTAAAAAAGGTGTGCCCGTTGTATGGGTAGAGAACGTCAGTATTCATCAACTTGTTAAAAAGGCTATGGCAGTCTATACTGTCAATAGTGGAGTTGGACTTGAAGCAATACTTCATGGTAAGAAAGTATTTCGATTTGGTGAAACAGACTATGATACTGTTACAGAAAAAGTAGAACCGACATATCAATCTCTACGCAACTCATGGCAAACCTCTCCCTTTGACTCTGCTGAGCCATATCCACGTTTCTTTGAAATGTATGTTCAAAGTCACATAGATACTCGTAAATGGGTTTGGGATAGATTACCTAGATAGCAGATGCAATTGAAAGAAGTGATTTGGCAATAAACTCAGCTTTAATCTTTAAATCTTCTTGATCTATTGCGTCTTTAATGTTATCAATTTGTAAAAGATCACCAATGAGTTCGTTATACTCATCTATAGTAATTCTTTTATCTTTTAAAAACTCTTTATAGGTATTGATTTTGTGTAGGTACTCGACTTTTAATTTATCAAGCTCTTTTTCGTTATCAGGAGTCATTACTTAAACCTTCCTCCAAATGTTTTGATAGCATCATTTGTTACTTCAACAATAGTTTCTTTCTTCAAGACACAATATCCAGCACTTGGATTCTCTCTTGAATAAAGTTCTGAAACAAGAGAATGAATGTTATCATATATTTTTGTAGTATTGTCATTTAATGTTCCTGCACTATATTTTTGAAGAAACCTTGAATAATGTAGCATACTTGTTGTAGTTATAGTTGAACAATCGGCTGAATCTTCTGCTAATATGTTGAGATTGACAAGATACATATACTCAATGTTGTCAAAAGGGTCTGGTAAAAGACCGCAAGAAGAAAGTAAAAAACATAGTAAAAAAACCTTGACTTTGCTCATCATTTGCACCATAATAGTTTAAATTGTAAGTGTATTTATAATAAGGATAAAAGTAATGGAAATAAAAGAATATGTATGGTGGTTTTTAATGCTAACAATGTTTGTATTATTAACGTACCCTGTTTTAAATAAACTTTGGTTTATTGTATGATTGTTGGTCTTTTAGGACTTGCTGGTTCGGGCAAAGGAACTGTTGCTGATTATATGGTGACTGAGTTTGGTTATGAGAAACAATCCTTTGCCTCTCCAATTAAAGATATTACAAGCACTTTGTTTGGTTGGGATAGAGCTCTTCTTGAAGGTGATACAAAAGAGAGTCGTGAGTTTAGAGAAAAACAACAGGGAAAATATATTCCTAGAGATGTTCTGCAAAAGATAGGAACGGAATGTTTTAGAGATGCATTTAATCCTGACTTCTGGATAGATGCACTTGAGAGTCGTGTGGATACGTCAAAGAATATTGTGATTGCTGATGTTCGTTTTAAAAATGAAATAGATTGGATACTTTCAAAACAAGGAAAGTTACTTTGGGTATCACGACCTGATAAAGAGCCACAATGGTTTTCTGAACTTGTGAACAATGGAGTTAAACCTGACACTGTTCATTCTTCAGAATGGGAATGGACACAGCATTATTGGTTTCAAGAAAAACAGTATCAGAAACTAGAAAATATAAGTACATTAGAGAATCTTCATCTTGGTATAGAAGAACTTGTACTTTTCTTCTGGAAACCTAGAAGAGCTGCAAGAAGAAAGGAAACAACATGAGTGTTTGTTCAAAGGTCGAAAAATTATCTGACGACCATTATCTTTCCTTGAAGAAAGTAAATGAATGGATAAAACATACAAGAAATGAAATGAAGGGTTGTCGTAGAGATGACCCTATACGATATGCAAATCTTCAAGCGTATATAAGAGAAATGAATCACTATTTACAGCATGGAGATTGGATATCAGATGTCTATGGTATGAATGGAGATAGAAAGATAAATTGGAAAACGATTAGATCGGCATATGACTCTGAAGGTTATGCTAAATGAATGAGAATGTTATTCCTTTTCCAAAATCAAAACTTAAAGGTTCTCAAAAACAGATTAAAATAAGAGAAAGAAATAGAAAGATAATGGCTGCAAATGCAATTGTAGAAAGCATGAGTAGAAAGTTTATATATAATATACAACAGTATGATTTAGATAAACATCTTTCTGAAAAAGATGACAAATGGTTAGAAGATAATATTAATGTTATGTTGTCAGTTATTCAATGTGTCACTTATAAATGTATAGGTGAAAAACATCCGTTGGAAAAATTACTACAGAATATAGCGAAAAAATTGAATGAGGATAGAGAAAATGATAGCTAGTATTTCAGAAATACTGAAAAAAGCAAACAGTTTCAAGAAAGTTGAAGATCGAGTAAAGTATCTTCAACACAACAGTAGCAAAACTCTTAAAAAAGTTCTTGGGTATTGCTATGACCCAAATGTAAGATGGAAACTTCCAGAAGGCCCACCTCCAGATGACCTCGTTAAGTATGCACATGAAGCAGCCGATGTTCAAGGTGCGTTGTTTCGTGAAGATAGACGACTTGATTATCTGATTGAGTCTCCACAGTCAAAAAACCTGACTACATTAAAAAGAGAACAGATTTTCATACAGCTTCTTGAAATGATAGATAGGGAAGATGCAAAATTAATTATCTCAATCAAAGATAAAAAACTTCCATACAAAAACATTACAAAAGCTGTCGTGAAGAAAGCATTTCCTACTATATCAAGTCATTGGTAAAATTGTGAAAGCATTAATTGTTGGTAACGGATTGTCTCGTAAGGACATAAACCTCGAACAAGTTGCCCGTACAAATGACCAGATGACTATCTATGGATGCAATGCATTGTATCGTGACTATGGGCCAGACTATCTCTATCCAGATTGGCTCGTTGCAATTGATGATGGTGTTATTGATGAAATAAAGAAAAGTGATTTTCCTTCATACCGATTAATTGTTCCTCCTGAGAAGGAAAGATGGGAGCCTGTACAATTATGGGAAGGTGTAGGAGTTGGTAGACCTCCAAGAAGTAATGCAGGAACAAATGCAATCATAGAAGCAGTTAAAATGAGGCATGATACGATTTATATTGTTGGGTTCGACTCAATGATAAGAGATCATAAAGTTGCCGTTGGAAATATCTATGATGCAACTGAAAACTATGGCCCAGAGACAAGAGCAAACTATAATGACTCTGTCTTTCGTGCAAGGTATCTTGCATGGGTTTTTGAGAGCAATCCAAATGTAAAATTTAGATTTTATTTTCCCAATGGATATGAAATAATACAGGTAGATTTACCAAATGTATCATACCATGATTACGTTGTTTTATAAATAATGAAATGGATATTAAACTAATGTCTGACAGTTTACAACACCTAAACGAGCAGAACACGACTTGGAAAGAACACAGTCGGTTCTCTTTCTACCTATCATATCTACTGGCAATCGCATCAGTAAAAGCAATCATTCATGCATTGATACCAGCCTTATTTAAGACCTCAACAACAGATGCCTGTAAACACATACAGATCGAAATAAAAGAGAGGAGTGACCAAGAAGATGCCCACTTATTCATTTAGAGATACAAGAACAGAGGAAGAGTTCGATAAGTTTATGAGTCGAGCAGAGAGAAAACAGTATTTACAGGTAAATCCATATATTAAACCTGTTCCAACAGCAGCTGGATTTATTTCTGGACACAATCTCAATGCAAAATTAGATGGTGGATTTAGAGACACCATGTCAAAGATTGCAGAAGCACATCCAACATCTGCACACGCACAAAAGTATGGCTCTAAAAACATTAAAGATACCAAAACCAGAAATGCCATTGAAAAATGGAGACAAAAACGAGAATCAAAAGGAGATGTAACATCAGTTAGAGAAAGTTTGTCATCAGTTCCACATACCAATATTAGATAGTATATTATGTCTTTTTTTCAACACTTAACAAGGACAATATATGAAGTCGTCAGCACAAATGTATTCATCATTAGATTATTCGCCATCTCTAAAAAATCTTTCCAAAAGGGAAAGACGACAACTTCGAAAACTACGACAATCAAAAAACTCTCTTTTATTATCTGAGGTCATTCCAAAAAATTCAAGACAACAACAAGCATTTGACAGTTTCTATGAAAATAAGAATTTAATTCTACATGGAGTTGCTGGAACAGGTAAAACTTTTATTGCCCTTTATCTTGCACTCTCTGATATTCTTGAAAATGAAAATGGTGCAGAAAAAATAATTATTGTAAGGTCTGCTGTTCCAACAAGAGATATGGGATTCTTGCCAGGCTCTGTTTCTGCAAAATCAGAATCCTATGAATTTCCATACATTGATATCTGCTCAGAACTTTTCAATCGACATGATGCTTATAATTCTCTAAAAGGAAAAGGACTGATTGAGTTTATGACAACTTCTTATGTTCGAGGAACAACAATGAATAATAGTATTGTTATCATTGATGAAGCTCAAAATTTATCCTTTCACGAACTTGATAGTATTATGACTCGACTTGGAGAAAACAGCACACTTCTTCTTGCAGGAGATTTTCGTCAGACAGATTTACAAAAAGATTTTGAAAAAAAGGGTTTACTTTCCTTTATGAATATAGTATCATCATTAAATGATTTCGATTCGATTGAATTTAATACGTCAGATATTGTAAGAAGTGAATTAGTAAAAAACTATATTATAGGGAAAATGAAACATGGGTATGCATAATTGTTTAGTTGAAGAAAAAAGACTTGAGCAAATAAATTTCAACGGAGGTCGATTATATCGAGACAAGAGTGGTTTCGAATATACCTCCGTTACTTCTTTTCTAGGAAGTTTCAATAAAGATGCAATCGACAGTTGGCGTAGATCAGTTGGAGAAGAAGCTGCAAATCGAATATCAGGAAAGGCAGCTCGACTTGGAACTCGTATTCATGCATACTGTGAAAGTTTTCTTCAAGATAGTATATCAAAACAATACTCACTTCCATTAGAAAATAAACTCAAGAATACGCTTCGTGAAAATCCAACTGAAATGAATATGTTTTATTCACTTCGTAATCGTATGCAGGAATCTGTGACAAATGTATATGGTATTGAGATTCCTTTACATAGTCGAACTCTTGGATTGGCTGGAACTGCTGACTTATTCTGCAAATGGGATGGTGAGCCCACGATAGTTGATTTCAAGACTTCAAGAAGAAAAAAGAAAAAAGAGTGGATTGAGAATTACTTTCTTCAAGGAACTGCTTATGCAATGATGGCTCGAGAAATGTATAATACTGACATTTATCAAATAGTCATAATTATTGCAAATCCAGAAGATTCTTATCCACAGACCTTTATAGAAAATCCTGAGAATTGGAAAGAAAAACTATTGACCATGAAATCGGAATATGATAGTATCAATTCAGTAAATCGTAGATTATTTTAGGAAAACACATGACTGATGCTCTTTGGGATGTAGAACTCGTAGACGAGGAGCTTACCATTAAATTCGACCTAAAACCAGCAGAAAATATTGATGAACTGCTCACCAATGTAGAATATGCTATTTCCACAACAAAAAAAGGGGAATGGGCATATTCGTATTGGATGGAGATAAAAACTACTCTTTTAAGGAAATATGTAAAAAAAACGCAAATTCCTAGAAAAAAGGGTTGACTTTACCTATAGGATTTGATATATTGGGTACTGTAATCAAGAGATTACTTAACATAATGTTTAACAGTAAAGTGGAACTATAGTTTTATGGCTAAAAAATTGACTAAGAAAGCGAAAGTTTTCAATTTGTTATCAAAAGGCAACCCTGTATCTTGGACTACTCTGAGAACAAGGTTTGACCTTTCTTCTCCTAGAGCAATGATCGACACACTTCGTAATGAAGGCTTAATGATTTATACAAATAAATCTAAGTCTGGTACATCATATCGTGTCGGAACTCCATCCAAAGCAGTTATCGCTGCAGGACAGAGAGCCCTATCTTCTGATGGGAATTATGCTTACTCGTAAGTAACGACTCTAGGACAAAAAAGCTAAGATATCCGTCTTGCTTTCAAAGGGTTATGTGGTTTTTTTCCTTTCACCATGTAACCCTTTGTTTTTATTGACTAATTTTTTTTTCATTTTTTTCATAAGTTATTGATTTTAAACGATTCTTTTTTCAAGAAAGTTCTTGACATTACCCTTGAAGTGTGTCATTATACTTAAATGATGATAAGAAACTTGGTTGAAAATAACGTATTGCCCTTTTTGGGATTATTAATTGGTGAAGGCCTCGGTAGTTATTTTCAACCCTTTTTAGAAAAAGGAAATGTTATGGACTTCAATAATTTTTTACTAGATGTTGCTGGTGCAGCTTGGTTTGCGTGTGTTATGATTGGTTTATTTGTACTGTTTACTTAGAAAGGAAATGAAAATGGAACAAAAATATTTTGTGATAAGAAAATGTGAAGAGAAAATGGGAAAGACTGGCCCTGTGGCTGGTAAGCCAGGAAAAATAGTTGCTGGATTGTTTGAACCAATTACGTCTTTTGAACAAGCAGTTGAAGTCTCTAAGAGAATGAGAAAAAGATTGCCTGGCATGTTTCCTCTTAGTGTTTACCTTAGAATAGAAGAATTAGAACCGTTAGAATATGCGGTAGTGGAAGGATAGATTATGAGTGGAGATAAATGGTGCTTTGATGAAACTATGACTTTAGATTATGCAATGCAAATCTTAGGAGTTAATCGAGGAAAATCTGAGATACAGAATATGGTTAAAGCTCAATCATTTGCTGTAAGTCAATGGCTTGCAACAAAATATGATACACAATTACTAGAATCTGGAAAGTTTGTTCTTAAAAATTGGAAAAAGTATCAAGATGCTTGTAATGAATATCGAGACAAAAGATTTCGTGTGAGGAGAGCATAGACATGGCTGTTGGTGATGGATTAGAAAATTGTAGTTTTGAAATTAGAAACGACAAAGCATTGACTGACTACTACTTAACGGTTCAGTCAGTTTATCAACCTAAGTTTAGAGATTATTTTGTAGAAAATAATGGTGCTACAATCGAGGAGGTTCGTGAATATTACAAAGAAAAATATTTCAACCTTTTTAGTCTGGTTAAAGATAAACCATTTGAGCAGATTGTTACAGGAGTTACTGCAATTATGAATTTGAATTTTGATTTAGAACAATTCGAATATACTAAAATTAATTAATATGCATATACTTCCTGTATACTATACAACAACAAATCATAAGAAACGTAAAGCAAAAAGGGTGACTGAAAAAATGCAGTCGGCCCTTGATGCACATGAAAAATTTCTTAAAAAGAAGGGATACAAAGGTTCTTCATCTTCAAGTAAAAGTAAAACTCTAACTTTTACTCGACAGACTCCTAAGTATCCAAGTCTTTCTAATAGTGCTGGAGGAGTTGCACTTAAAAAAGAAACTCCCAAATACACAGGAGATGCCGTAATTGGTCAAGCTTATAATAAAGGTGGACTACAGGTATTATCCAAAAAAGAAGTAAATGACCCACAAACAGGGAAAAGAAGATAGATGGAAATAAGTGTTGTAAGTCATACGTTACTTGCTATATTCTGTATGGCAGGAACATATTATTGGGGATACATTGATGGAAGGGCCTCTTTGTGGGATAAGATGACAGAGATTGCATCTGAGATCACAGATAATACTCTGAATTATCTTTGTGTCAAGGGATACATCAAATTTTCATTTGATGAAAAAGGTGAGATGCATTTACACAAAGTCTCGCCAGTTCACTTAAAAAGAGATGAAAGATTAAAAAAAAGTAAACTTTCTTCAAAAAAGTATTGACTTTTGTGTAAATGTATGTTAGATTAATATTATCGTAAACTGAAAAAAGGAGAGTCAGATGGCTCATCAGGTAGAAACAATGGCATATGCAGGAGAGGTGCCATGGCATGGATTAGGTGTAAAAGTTATTGATGATTTAACACCAGATCAAATGCTCAAGAAAGCAGGACTTGATTGGACTGTTTCAACTCGACAAATGTATTTCAAGAATACTAATAAACCAGAGTATACTGAAATTCCAAAACGTAGAGTTCTTGTAAGAGATAGTGACGAAACAATACTTTCAACAGTTGGTGACGGATGGAAACCACTTCAAAATTCTGAAGCATTTGATTTCTTCAATGAGTTTGTTATTGCAGGAGATATGAAAATGGATACGGCTGGTTCACTTGATGATGGTCGTATGGTTTGGGGACTTGCAAAACTCAAAGATGGATTTACAGTATCAAAAGGTGATGATGTAGAGGGATATCTTTTATTCTCTAATCCTCACAAGTATGCTTGTTCTATTGAAGTAAGATTTACTCCTGTTCGTGTTGTTTGCAATAACACACTTACATATGCTCTTAATCAATATACACAACAGTCTGCACGATTAAACCACAGACAAGTATTTGATGCCGAAAGTGTAAAAGAAACACTTGGACTTGCAAGTAACTTTATGCAAAATTATGCAGATGTTTCTAAGTTTCTTGCATCAAAAAACTATTCTAAAGATTCAATCAAAGAATACTATAATGAAGTCTTTCCGATTGCTGGTGACAACAAAAGGTTAAAAGACTTATCTCGTAATGCAGAGGCTGCTCTTGAGACTGTCAACATACAGCCTGGTGCAAAATTGAGTGAAGGTACATGGTGGTCTGCCTTTAACTCTGTCACTTACCTCATAGACCACGAACTAGGTGTCTCGCAGGATACACGTTTACAATCTGCATGGTTTGGAAAAGGGAGACAAAAGAAAGTCTCTGCTCTTGCAAAAGCCAAAGACTATGCGATGGCAGCTTAGAGGAGTTGATATGTCAGAAGAAAATAAAGAAAAACAATCATCAAATGGTATTGATAAAATTATTGATATTTACAATGCCTCGGTAGGAGAGGGAACAGCTTTTGACCTCGACTATGGAAAGATTGTTTTAATCGTTCTTTGCTTGTATATTGCCGTACAAGTGTCCTAATAAATAAGTGTGGAGAGAGGATGTCTAGGTGGTGTGTGAATCCTGATAAGTTCAAACGCATCTAACCGAAAGAGTCCTCTCAAAACTTATGGAGTGAGTATGACAAATCTTGTAATTCGTGGACTGAATGACGATATAGAAAAGAATGAATTAAACGCCAAAGCAAATGGTGGAACTGAGATGATGCAAAGAAAACTTGCATCTGTTATTGATAAAGACTTATATGATAAGTTTCAGATTATTTGCTCAAGAGTTCGAGATATAGATAAAGACCGAATACCGATTCTTTGGTGTCACGATACGTTTAACGACCCTGAGAGTCAACATCTAAAACACGAAATCAATCGTGATCGTTTTAAACAAATTGTCTTTGTTTCCAATTATCAATTCCAAACATATCATTTAGGACTTGGTGTTCCTTATGGTGGCTCTTGTATTCTTAAAAATGCAATAGACCCTATTGAGACTCACGAAAAAGAAAAGACTGATACTCTTAATCTTATCTATCATACAACACCGCATAGAGGACTTGAAATACTTGTTCCTGTCTTTGAACATCTCTATGACAAACATAAAGGTAAGATACATTTAGATGTCTATTCAAGTTTCAATGCATATGGTTGGCCTCAAAGAGATAAAGAGTATGAACCTATCTTTGCAAGATGTCGTGAACATGAGGGAATTACTTATCATGGATTTCAAGAAAATGAAGTTGTAAGAGAAGCACTCAAGAAAGCACACATTTTTGCATATCCAAATATATGGCCAGAAACATCTTGTATTGCAGCCATGGAGGCGATGAGTGCTGGAGTGTGTATCATTGCACCAAATCATGCAGCCCTTCCTGAGACAACTGCTAATTTTGCATTGATGTATCAAATGCAGGAAGATCAAAATGTTCATGCAAATACATTTGCAAGTATTCTCGATCAGGTTATCACTACCTATTGGAATAGTCATATGCAACAGAGAATACAATTATCCAAGATATATGCCGACAGTTTCTACTCATGGGATGTTCGTAAATTTGAATGGCAAAACCTATTGACAAGTCTATCAAGAATGTGATATTATTTTTGTTATGGATTTCAATATAAAGAATTATATAAAAACACAAAAGGTTTTTTCAAGAAAGTTTTGTAAAGAAACAATTAAGGATATACAGAAAGTTGATTGGGAAAAGCATCTATTCTATGTTCCTGACCAAGAAAAATACTTCAGTAGGTCTGGAGACAACGAATTAGATATTGGCTTTGGTGGAGAGCAGTCTCAAAAGATTATGGACAAACTTCACTCTGTTATTAGAAGATATGTTGGAGGGCTTGATATGCCCGATTGGTATGATAGTTGGAATGGATATTCTAAAATTAGATACAATCGGTACTCGATAGATCAAACAATGGCAATTCATTGTGACCATATACACAGTTTGTTTGATGGAGAAGTAAAAGGTGTTCCTGTATTAAGTATAATTGGTGTGTTAAATGATGATTATGAGGGTGGAGAGTTAATGTTTCATGGCGAGGAATATAAAACAAAAACAGGTGATGTTGTTATGTTTCCGTCAAACTTTCTTTATCCTCACATGGTAAAACCTGTAACGAAAGGCACAAGATACAGTTTTGTGAGTTGGGTATACTAATGACAATAGAACTTATGGATAGTGAAACTAAATCAAAAATATTAGGTCAGGCTGAGTTGGGTCACAGACCAATAATTATTTGCACAGGTGGATTCGACCCTCTGCACTCTGGACATATTGACTATCTAAAATCTGCAATGCATAGCGGTTCTTTTATTGCAGTTGGTTTAAATAGTGATGACTGGCTTGCACGAAAAAAAGGTCGTGCATTTATGCCATTTGAAGAAAGAAAAACAGTTCTTGAAAATTTATATTGTACTGATGCGGTCTTTGGATTTGATGATTCAGATGATACGGCAAAAAATGCTATACGAAAAATAAGAGAGTTGTGTCCTAACAATCCAATTAGTTTTTATAATGGTGGAGATAGGACAGAAGAAAATATTCCAGAGATGGATATAGATGACGAAAATCTTGAATTTATCTTTGGTGTTGGTGGAACAAACAAAAAGAACAGTAGCTCTTGGATTCTTGAAGAATGGCAAAATCCAAAGACTGAAAGACAATGGGGATATTATAGAGTTCTTCACGATTATGCTTATAGTACTGTTAAAAAATCTAAAAAGGTATTGTATCGTAAGCATATAAAAGTAAAAGAACTTACAATCGACCCAAACAGTTCTATTTCTTTTCAGAGACATATGCACAGAAATGAACTATGGTTCGTTGTAGAGGGTAATCCAACAGTATACCTTTCAGATGAACCAGATTTAAAAGAGGCAATACAAGCGAGATACTCTATTCACGAAACCATTTTCGTACCTAAAGAAAAGTATCATAGAATTGCAAACCAAACAGTAAATCCTGTAAAAATTGTAGAGATACAATATGGGAGCTCCTGTGATGAAGATGACATTGAGAGGATTCAATATGATTGATTTAAAACGTGATGAGTTAGTCGAGAGACTTAAAAACAATGTTTGTGTGGTAGAGTTCAATAAAGTAAATGGTGATTTTAGACAAATGACCTGTACTCTACAGGCAAGTGTTCTTGAAGAAAATAATCAGGTTGTTGATTATTATAAGAAAACAGGTAAAAAACCAAATGAAGAAGTTGTCTCTGTTTGGGATTTAAACGCTAAGGGCTGGAGATCATTTCGAATTGATAAGGTTATAAGTTTTAAAACTGAAACAGAAAGAGATCAAGAGTTTGAAAGAATTGCATTGAGTTATGCAATGATGCATCATTAAATGCAAAGTGATAGAAAATCAGAAGAAATACAAAGAAGAATTAAACTATCAATTGCAGCTTATGCGTATGAAATAAAAGATGATAGTATTATGTCTGACGAAAGCTTTGATGAAGAATCTCGTAAAGTAGATTTATCTATATCTACAGGTAACAGAAAAATGGATAATTTTTTTAAAAAACATTTCACTCCAGATACAGGTCAATGGATACATAAACATCCTCACTTAAAAAGAATACATGAGCTGTATACAAATATATTTACTACTAGAAGAAACCATAATGACAGAGAGTGAAATAGAGAAACAGATTCGTGAATGGAGTCGGTTCTCTTTAGAAAAAAAACATGGCAAGTCTTTACCTATGTGTCCTTACGCAGAAAACACATGGAACAATGATAAAGTCTCGGTACAGTTCTGTTATGAGAACTATGTAGAAAGAGTGAAGTCAATTCAAGAGAATTGGAATGACACACATGATGTTATCATTCTTGCCTGTTTTGATTTTGAGAATGACCCTAATGAATTTCAAAGTACTCTTGATAGTATAAATGAAAATGCTTCAAGTACTAATCTATGGTTAATGGGATTTTCTCCACATTGTTATGGTGGTATCTTTGAAGCAAATCCAAAAACTCCTCCTTCTTCCTATGCAATGATTTTTATTCAAAGATTATCAAAGTTGCAGGAAGCTGCATATGAACTTCAAGACTTAGGATACTACGAAGAATATGAGTCTCAAGTCATGCATGAGAATAGAGAATTTGAATATTTAAAAATGATTGATAAATGGTGAAGGTTATTCTGTTGCTAGGAAACCTTCTTAAAACCCCGAGCGATTAAGCAGCTAGTGCATAATCCTCAATGATGTCATTATCGTTGGCATCTAACGTGTTGTTGCGTTTATGGTAGCTTCCGCACCAGATTCTCCATGAAAGATATTACGAAAATGTCGATCCTATTTCGCCCCCGCCATAAAAGCATTGTAAGCTTCTTCAAATCCATCTGTGTAAATGTAACACTCCTCGTTTCCCCAAAGTCTTGCTGTATATTGCTCTTTTACGACTTTAAGTACATCATCACTCCAGATAGGATTTTTAGGAATATGACCTTTGACCATCCAGATTACTAAATATGCTTCTCTTTTTTCTTTTTCGGTCATAACTTTTCCTATGCTTTTTTGGTGGAGGCGTTGGGTACTGCCCCCAAGTCCATCTTGCGTTCACTTTCACATCAACAAATCAAGTTTATTTAGTCTATCTTTAATTCTGCATTTGTTGTAATAACAACTCTTGCACCACAAGATAAAAGTGGTTTTTCGTTTCCTCCGTATATAACTTCACTCGGCCCTAGTATTGAGACTTTGTGACAGTAGGTATTCTTTCTACCTTCTTTAATTGTAATGACAGGTTCATTCGTTCCATGTTTTTTATTGGCTCGAATCTTATGCATATTCACATGAATATATTTCTTTTTTGGAATCATTTTTGCATATCCATTACAGTTATATTATTTCTTAGAATCAACAAGATAAATGTACACGATAAAAAATAAAAAGTCAATACTTTTTTATAAATAGTTATAAATCCCTCAAAAGAAAGGCCCCAAGATGCGTCTTGCACTTTTCCTTCTTGGTATGATAAGTGTGAGTACAATGACCTATGGACAAACAAGTCAGCCTGCCAATCGGTATCAATCAAATCCGACACAGTATGACTCGAATAGTTATGTGATTAATTCGACCAACACGAATAGCTCTGTCGATTCTACGACAAACAATACAAATAACACGACCATTGATTCAAATACAAATAACGTCAATACAAATACAAATACGTCTACAAGTACATCTAACAATACAAATGTGAATCAAAACACAAATGTAAATCAGAACACCAGCAGTTCGCAAAACGTAAATACAAATACAAACAACAACACAAATGTAAATACGTCTACAACTTCCTCGACAAACACAAATAACAATACGAGTAATGTAACGTCAAACTCTACAAATACATCTAACTCAACAAATAATAACACAAATACCAATGATAACAACACAAATATCACACAGCAATCAAAATCTAAGATACAATCACCTCCTCCAAGTGCAATTGCACCAACTATGATGAGCTATTCACAGGACTTATGCGTTACAGGAGTATCAGGTGCAGTTCAAACACAGATTATCGGATTGTCTGGTGGTAAGATGATGAGAGATGAAAACTGTGAGAAGTTAAAGTTATCAAAGGCGATGTATGATATGGGTATGAAGGTTGCAGCTGTAAGTATACTTTGTCAAGACGTAAGAGTCTTTCAAGCGATGGAGATGGCTGGTACTCCTTGTCCGTATAAAGGTAAGATTGGAAACGAAGCAAAGGTTGCTTGGTCTGAGAATGAGGAAGAAAGACCTGATTATGATAAAAGAAAAAAGAAATGTCGTAATGACAAAAAGAAAAGAAAAGTGTGTAGATAATGATTTATCTTGAGAAAGCAATCGGAATACTTTTTGGACTTGTGTTTGCACTTACTATAAGTGAGAGTATTGCACAAGAATTTGAAGTAGGATTAACTCCTCTTACTGACATATCGGAATCAGGAACAGCTCTAAACATTGCAGATGACTCTTATACAGGTGTCAATCTTCCGTTCACTTTTGACTTATATGGTCAAAGTTTTGACGAAATGAATGTCTATCAAAATGGTGTCCTACAATTAAAAGATAGTAATACTACAGTAACGAGCTCTTATTGTTGTCGTGGGAGAGACTTGAGTACGCAAACTTCATCTACCTATGACTATCTTTTGATGCCTCTCTGGACTGACCTTGTAAACCTTAACAGTAGTAATAAAGTCAATAAGGGAACAACAAATCCTTATGTTGAGTCCTTTGGTGACTCTTATATTGTTGGTTGGTATGGTGTCTCTGAGTATCGTAACAGTAACTATAAAAGTACATTTGAAGTCGAACTCTTTTCAGATAGCTCCTTTGAATTTAGATACGACAAAATAGACATAAGATCACACGATTTTACAATCGGATATACAGGAGATATATCTGCTGGAGAGTATGAGCAGTTTCTTTTCTATGATGATACAAATACTACAAGTTACACAAATGATGTTGACTTCTCTCTATCTGTTGATACCCTAGACTGTTCAGACCCTCTAAACAATCCTTCATGTCCAGGCTATGATACTGCACTCTATTGTTCTTCAATTACTTTTAGTGATTTTAATTGTAGTGCGTACACAAGTTACATTGAACCTATTTACTATGAGGAGGAGGATTTCTTTATTGAAGAAGATTTCTTTATTGAAGAAGAATTTGATTTTGATTGCTGTGAGGTTTTTGATGGACAAACAGAAGAAGAATTTTTCGAGGAGCTTCCAGAAGAAACTATAGAGGAGCAATTCTTTCTTGACGAAGAAATGATTATTGACGATTTTGAAATGATTCGTGACCCTTATGAAACGAGAGAAACCTTTTTTGAAGAAGAAATAATCGACACTCCACTTGAAGTAATTTTATCAAGACCAAATGCTGTAAGGTCATCACCAGAAACATCATCTCCAAACTCTGCTGTGTCCGACTCTCTTTCATTTACAAATAGTTTAGTAAGTGGACTTGAAAGTAATGCATTGGACTATGCCTCTCTTACATTACAGCAAACTGTCAATGCAACATTATCAAATGCAAGAACAAGTACGACCTCTGGATTAAGTTCAAGTTCCTCCTCTGCAACAGGAGTTGTGATGTTTGCAAATCCAGCTTCAAGTCCTGTATCAAGTGAGGCAATACTTGGAACAACAAGTACAACAAGTGTGATGAGCTCATCTGCATCACCAAATGCTTCAAGTTTTCAGAACACAAAAATTGAGTCATCATTGAATATGAATAGTACTAATCTTTCTGCTGAAATACAAAATCAAATGGAAGAAACACAAGACGAACTATCAGAGGATTACTTTTCATCTAACAGTCAAACAAA